CGTAAAGCAATACTCACCCACGTTATGGCTCGTGGGGGCCCTGGAGGGGTGACTAGCCCCTGTGGACCGCAGCACTGGCTCGTCAGTAACCACACACTCTTTTGGTAATGTTTCCAGGCTTTGAAAACATTAATAATAATTATTTATTTTGTTGTTTTACTGGTGTGGTTTGAAACGGCGGTGTTGCGGTTCCGGTCTCGACTAGATAGAAAAGTCGTCGTCGGTTGGTGCCGACGAGTATTCATAATCTACGGCCATGATCCTGACTAAAACAGGGTCAGCTTGGAGGTTATCCCCCAACCTTAAGTCCTCGAGACTGAATAGGGTTGCTTGGTAATCGTCAACTCCATAACGATCATAAAGGTCTTTATCGTCCACTCTATACTCGGAGAAATCAATATCTTCCTCGACGAGTTTGAACTTGTCCACCAATGTGCCCTGGGTATCAGTGAACCTCGTTCGAAGTGACGTCAATATTGGAGATGACGGTTCGTTTTTGTAGCCCTTGATAACGGCTCCCAAATACGCGTTCATCCGTTGATTGTACGTCATTGTGGTGAATGTGGCGTTGTCAACGCCGATTTGGTAGCCTTGCATGTCCTCATACAACTGACCAAAACCTTTAATTATGCTCCCTATATTGCGGACGGGTAGTAAACGGTGCTCACCAGTCACGGTGTGCACCCCAACCATAGGAGATATCTTTAAAAATTGAAATCGTGAATTGCATAAAACGCCATTCACCTCTATGGATGCGACGGTTACTTTGTGGCCGACGAAAGCTGCGCCAGCCACTATAGCCCGTTCTATATCACTACTTGCCCCGATGTTACCATGTGCGTGGGACAATTTGATTGCCGTGGATAGGGCAATCAAAATGGATGCTACATGGTTTAAACAGGTCGTTAACACTGTACCAGACCCTTCGAAAGCGGTGGGTAATATTAACGAAAAGGACTCCTGTTTGTCCGTTGGATGCTCCACCTTCATTGGTTTGCAACACTGCTCCAATAACAGGTATGCAAAGTTGGCGTCTATCTTCGCCATGAGCGACGCTACTAGGTAGAACATTGGTGGCCCATTTGATGCGTCACAAGATGATATGTCTACATTGTACCCAAAGGGCACATTGTCAACTATACCACTGTAACAACTGTCGTCGGAATAAATGGCCACCGTGAGGTGATCCCCAATAAGGCTACGTGCTCTTATGAGGGCCTCGAAGAGCTTTATCAACTCTGAGGACTTTGGTTTGGCATACACTATAATGCACACCTGGATGGACCCAATTTGGAAATAGTGCCAACCATTGAGGCGTTCTTTAAACACCACTGGTAGTGTCGGCGCACAAAGCAAGCCTGCTCCATAGCTAACATAAACGCGTGGAAATTTACCAGGTTTAGCTATTTCATCTTTGACTTTACTCTCTACGTCCTTCACTAAGCAACCGTTCCCCTCGATTACTAAACCAGCTACCATCTGCTGGCGTGCCAATTTCTTGGCATGCGGTTCATCCGCATATTGCGTCCGCCACAATAAAGGTATGTGGCAGCCGGAAAACCACGTGTATGCAGCGGTTTTCATGCAGGTCAAAGCATTGTGGGCGATGTCAATCACAGTCTCGGTAATTGTTGGTTGCATCAAATCGAAAAAATGGTCTAACGCGTCCAACAGTACACTGTACTCACTTGTGACTGCATCGTGGATCTCCAGTAAAAACGGTTCGTTGTCCGGCAAGAACGGTTCCTCTTCAGTAGCAACCGCTGATCTACAGCTACCATAACCAGTACTACGCTCTTCCCGACGCGATCGCACTATGGCACCTAATTGCTTGTCAGCAGGTAGGTATGGGTATTCTTGAACCAAGAACTTCTCTTTGTCACCGTCTTTGAAAGCAACAAAATGTACTTTCAAGAGTTCCCATGCAGGTGAGGCTCCATACTTATTTCGTAGCGCGCTGCACAAATGAGATTGGTTGGTCTGATAGTTGACTTCGCCATCTCGCTGCTTGATGATGCGGGACATGGCGCCATACAAATTTGCGGCCGAATTTGAATACCGCACCGTATCCGTTAGAGTGACCCACTTGTGGGTCGCTCTACCAGGTGCGGGCATGTCAAAACTTGGCGCCGTATGTACGACTGGCCAGGGTTTCTTCTGGAACCACCACTCCGCTGTGAGGGGAAAGGTCTTTGGACCCTTCTTCACTTTAATACCGTGTTTGATGTCATACTGCTCATCCAACTTGGACTGAGGTACATCAACTGTGTTCACACGGTTCACACGGTCGGTTCTAATGACCATGGTTGACCTGGCAGCAATGGCGCCGGGTAAAAACATGTTGTTGCACACGTTGGAACTCGCGTGAGCTTCCATGACTTGTAACCGATAAACGGCCTCGGTAAAGTCGCAAACATCATGAAACCATGTACGGATAGGCTGTGGCAAAGCCCCATCACATGTGTTTTTTGCTAAGCTGGTGACATTTTTCAATGCATCAGCCAAGGACGAAGAAATGGGGCCGACACCCCTAGCACTTCGGAATTCACCTCTTAACTTGATCAGCAGGGGGAGGAAAACTAGCCCATGACGCCGATCGGTCCACAAACCATCGATCCTTATACTCCGCAAGACCTCCTCTTGAAAAGGGGCGGACGTTATAACATGTCGGCCCTTTTCCTTCTTTGGGTCAGTCTTGTACCAGCCGTAGTTCTCACTAACAACATTGTCAATGCGATGCAACGGTTCAATCTCGACTATGTCGATTTCGTTGGCAGCATCACTAGCAACTGGTACACAACGGGTACTTGCGTATAAGCGGATGGTCGCTTTACTGGAGCTGTAATCTACATACAGCTTAGTGGTATCACCGGCTATATTAACCGTGTGGGTAACCACGTAAATAGTCGATGGGAGCCTTTCTTCCACACTCTCCTCAACCGGTTTAGGTGTTGCCACCTTGGACGTCTTATTGGCTTTCCGCATCCCAACGTACTGGCCATTATTCTTACTAAAAGTTTGGTTATTAGCCTCCCTCCTAGCACGCTCTAAGGCGCTCAGGTCGGTGCGTCCATCGCCGCCCGTTATTGCACTACCCCGTGCATTTGAACCCCCCATAACGGTGTTCAAAAGGGTTCCCAATTCTTGCATTGAAACCCCGCTCCCTCCTTTTTTACTATCCTTCGGCATCACGACAATAATATACCATGATGCACGCTGGACAATAAAAAAGGTTTCTAACTACGTTAAAAACCTACTTCAATTTGCCCTGGATTAAGCTCGACCCCTCTAACTGCCCATACAGCTGCGAGTTGCGACGTTTGCACGTCACGGGCACCTAATCCCGCGTACATATTAAATAAACAACTGCTAATTATAAATTTGGTAATAGTGATAGTGTCGCAGTTTTCTCTGGGAAAACACCACCACCTACCGATTATCGTACCACATACCCTAAGTATGCCGTGGATCACGAATTCCCACTGACCAGGACAAGGTCCTAGTTACACGGTTTTAACACCGTGGTTGCCAACAACTGTGGCGATCACAACCAAAAAACAACAAAACTTGGTTGTGAAACTTAAATATAACTATGTAAATTCACTATTTATATAGCGCCGTGTTGCGCGTAACTATTTATTATGCGCTGTCTAGCGCGGGAAAGTCCCTCTTGTCTTGGTTATCAAAAAGTTTTACAATGTTTCCAGTTTTGCTTAAACATGTGGAAGTATCTCAATTATGATACGTGACGACCTTATACAAAACGTATGACAAGACGACGAGGAATCCCTCATGGCTATTTATATGGCGCTGTCAAGCGCCGTTGCGCCCACATCTTGTGCGGGCGCTAAGTCCGACTGGCCATTGTATGAGCAGGTACAGATGCATTGGCAAACCCACCTGATGGCCCGAACTATGTAGCTAAACACCTCAAATGCGGTGTTTAAGCCAAAGCGGCCTTGAGACCTATATTCAGGATCTCATGACCGAGGGGGGACTTCATGGCAGCTACTGTGCTTTTTGCCACATCCACATGTTTCGTGTGGGGCTTGGATGCGTGGTCCTGCCTAACATTTGCCATAACTGCATCCACGTGGGATGACATGGCTACGTGGCTGTAAGAAGGAGTTTGCAAGCTCTGGATAACAGAACCTGAGCAATTCCAATGTTCAACTACATCTATGTGGAATGAAATGGTGTTGCCTGAGGTGTTCACATAGTACCCTATCACACTTGGTGAAGTGCAAAAATAAGAAGAGGCTGTAGTGCCGCCTATCAGAGCGGTTATACTGCTAGGTAATGTACCGGCAACTGCGGGGACACCATATGCGGAGTCCAACGAAGAAGAGCATTCAATGTACGGGGACGGGGTGATGCTAGAGTTTATCTCCACAACGTTGTCCTTGTTGATGCTTTGACGAATAGTGTTGGCAGCTGCGTTGACAAAATCTATCAGGCCATTTGGGGTCCGCACCTGCCAATCACCACCACCATTGTAAGCACCATCCTTATCGTAAATGTATCGGAAGGTACCGCCCTTGTACAGTTCGGATCCTTCGTAGGTGAATTTCATTCCCGAGCTCACACAAGCGTACTCAAGACCATCGTTGTTTGCGGTCGTCGCTGTGTATGGGGTGTTTGTGCTAAGGCGTGTGATGGTACCAAACGGGCCAACCAAATCTCCTACAGTGGCTTGCTTCCAGGCTCCGTCATTCGAAAAGCGACCCCCAGTGAATGCACCAAGCGCTATGACAAGGCTAGGGAAAGAAGATCCGAGGGAAAAATTAGAACCTTGCATGAAGCAAAACCCCTGGCCAGCTGCTAGAGTTATCTGCGTCTGTGCTTTGGCCATGAATTTCTGGCTAGGTCTACCATCTATCAGTGGAGCCGAGACCCCTTTTTCCACATTGAATGGTTGAAAGGTGGCTTTGACAGAAGTTAGAATAGGATCCAGAGCTTTTGCCACCGGGCGTGTGGTAGGCGCGCGCCTCGGTTTGGCCTTCATGGAGGCGATTTGCTGCCTGAGTTGAGCGATTGCTCTATCCTGCTTAGCATCCCGAGCTGGTTTAGGTGACGCTCGGGGTTTTTGTCTATTGTTATTCTTTGGAATGTATTTGCGTTAAATCCAACAAGAACATCAACTTGCTGGAACGAGGGCCGGATAGATAACCAATCATATTTCCATTTATAAAGCGCCCTAGTTACTTAAAACTTCGCTTGAGAACGATTTTGTCAACATATGCAAACTCCGCACGTCTCAGTACTACACGGTTTTAAACTCATCTAACATTCCTGGTGCGGTTAATACCGGTAAATCAGTTAGAGAGGTTGTGATTCCCAGTGTGCCTGTGCCAAGGTAGGTTGGTGCCTACAGCCGCCGGACTTAAGAATCTACGAGTCACACCACGAACTCGCATGTGGGCCAAGCCCAGAAATTACCGCACCATCAAGCCGGTACACCATCATTAACCCAGAGGCCTATGTAACGAATCACCTTGTGCAGGGGTGGTCGAAGAACACGCTAGGGGGAAAATAAACATCACTTGATGGTGCGGTAATTTCTGGGCTTGGCCCACATGCGAGTTCGTGGTGTGACTCGTAGATTCTTAAGTCCGGCGGCTGTAGGCACCAACCTACCTTGGCACAGGC